AAAGGCCCGCGCAGCAATTCCTTTGAAAATAAAATCTTCCTCAACTGTATCGGAAGAAACACTTCCCTTGACGGTCAGAACACCTTCCTGAAGGGTTAATTCGATATCTTGTTTTCCAAAGCCTGCGACTGCAAGCTCGATCACGTACTTATCGTCGCTCAGCTTACGAATATTATAGGGCGGATAAGTGACACCGCGTTGGACATTGTTGATTGCTTCTCGTAGACGCAAAAGAACTCTGTCAAAGCCAACGGTATCTTTTGTGATGTTTGGAAAATCAAATGGATTGAAATATGGAACGTTAGTAGTCATTGCTTGAACTCCTTGTTAAGCGAGTTTGTGTTTATAGACAATCCACCATAAAGGCTGGATTGATTATCTAAATGCCAAATTAATAAATATCAAAAACAATAGAAATGTTATAAATCCTAGAAGTACATATAGATCGCGTCTCATTTGGCTTCCCTCAAAAGGGTTGCGGGTAACTGGAATTGAACCAGTTTTATGCTCGGGGTATGAACCTGAGTGAGATACAACCTCCCTCCCGCACATATATATATTCAACTTTTTCTAGATTCTGGGGCCATTCGCGAAATATTTTTTGTCGTTTCGACGGTTTCCCCGCCCTCGTCAACGATTGGTTCATCCTCATCATCTTCGGCCCCGTATCTGGAAAATCCAGTCGAACCGAAACCACCAATGCGACTGGTCTTGACCCGGGGCTTGTACTCTATTTCGACAATCGTATAGGCCGTCGAACGTACCAATTCACCCTGTGCGATACGATCCCCGTGACTGATCGTATAGGCATTGTCGGCATAATTTGTAACGAGAATATAAACTTCTTCGATGTAATCCGAATCAATAACCCCCTCTGCATTCGCCAAGGTCAAGCCGCTTCGTAATGTCAGACCGGATCGAGGGTGCAGCCGAACTGAGAACCCTTCCGGTATTTCCAGGATCAACCCAGTCGGAACCAGAATTCGATCAAAAGTATTCACGAGAATTTTTCCAGACGGCACCAGCAACCGATTGAAGCTACGGCCCCGCCGGTCAAACCCATGATAATCTCGTTTACCAAAGGCATTGAACGACAGATCAAAACAAGCCGATTGCTCAGTCGCAAACGATGGAAGCGGAATTTCAGGGTGGGTTTTATGTACACGTAATTTAGTCATTCTTTATATCCTTGCTGCGCTTACCAATATTGTATTTGGTGACAAGCTTCCAATTACCTTTATCTTTATAGGATAAAATTTTGATCTGGCTGAGCGGTGCCCTGACCTGATCCTTTGGTGGCTCATCAACAATATCGACCAGCCCCCATTCTTCCAGAAGATTAACAATGGTGTTCAGACGACCACGATCTTCTTCGGAAAAATCCGACTTCTTGCCGTCCAATAAAAACATCTGTTTAAAATGGACGATGTAGTAGCGACCCTGTTTATGCAGAATATGACAGGACTGGTAGAGAGTATTATCTTTTTTTGAAGCAATTCCAATACGGGAAAGAGTTTCTCGGACTGTTAGAAAATTTTTGGGATCGGGCAACGTAATTTCAGTCAATTCCTTGATGTTGATCATTGGTTCAATCCACCTCTTTTTAAAACGTTTTTGATATCATTAATCTGATCATCAGATAGCAGAGGAAGCACGTACTTTGCTTTCTCGACTGAATATTTATAATATTCGCAGATTGTAGCCAGATTCTCGTCTTCCTCTGGCTTATGCCATTTTATAAAGGGTCGCTTGTAGGCCCGAACCGTATTGAACAAATAGTCGTATTGCATTTTCCGGTCAGTGGATGGAAACCGGTTCATCATGTTTGCTGCCATCACACAATCCCGGTGATATGAGAGAGCTTTATTTACGAGGTAGGGCACGTACTCCTTCTTGTTCTGATTTGTTACGACGCAGAGTTTTGTCTTTAGGATCGAAGGTATCGTTTCCTTGAACAAGTCTGTCATCGAAATCTTTCGATATCCGTTTCATTGCTGCTTGCATCACGAAGGGATCGTGTACAACATTTCGGTTAAGAAAATATTCGAGAGCAGTTAACAACCCAAAACCATTGTCTCCAAGCTTGGCAATACTGGTATTACCGCCATCTGATCCCCATCCTCTAAATTCCGCAGGCTTAAGGGCATGATCAACATCCATCACCCACTTTCCATCTTTTATTAATTCACGAGTTATCTCACATCTACCATCTGCCGGTTTTGGGGGAGCGGTTTTTTCAATACGACGATGATCCTTTTCATCTTGAGCTTTAGAAACTTTACAACGACTATCATAACCGTCTTTATGGTGGGAATGTTCTGGAAATGCAGAAATTGGATGGTAAATCTTACAACGATTACACCATTTAGTAGCTTCTGGCTTAACTACTACAATTCCCTTATATTTTAATGGCACTATTTGAATTCGCAGTCAGCCATCACCGTAGTCAAACAAGCCACCAGATTGAGTTCCTGATCGGCAACGAATGCCGATTGGTAATCGTGCTGGTTGAGAGCCATAATAAAAATCGGTATAGTTTCCGGTTTCATATGTTCTGCCAATGCGGTGTATAGGTTTCTCCAAATCTGATACTTGTCGAAGTCGGAATTGGTCGCTACCCATTTCCGCATTTCATTGAAGTCTTTATCCTTCAGCGTCTTGGTTAATTCGCCAAGATTACGAAGCCCTGCAATTTGAGCAACAACACCAGCGTCAATATGGCCAGAGACAGCGAAGCGTTGCAGTTCGCCAATAGTGCGACGAAAGTCAGGGAAAAACTTCTTAATAATTTCGACAAGCGCAGGTTCTTCATAGGTCACAACTTCACTATCTAGAATTTTTTTTAACCGCCTTAAAAACATTGCAGCTATCTTAACTTTCTCTTCGCGGCGAAGCGAAAAGTCTTCAACCACACAACGTGAGTGGATTGGTTCGATCAGTCGATCCTTAAAATTGCATGTCAGGATAAACGTGCAATTGTTTGGAAACCGTTCCATCACCCCGCGTAGAGCATTCTGTGCATCCTGGGTAATACCGTCAGCTTCATCCAGGATGACCACTTTTTTATATTTAGTGAACGATATCGAGGACGCATATTGCGTTACCTTATGACGCATGATGTCGATGCCACGCTCATCGGACGAATATAGAAAGAGATGGTTCAGGCCAATCTCTTCACACATCGCCCTCGCGACTGTGGTCTTGCCGACACCGGGGCTTGCCCCCGTGAACAGCAGATTCGGAATAGTTTTTTTATTAACATAGGTCTGAAATGTTTTCTTTAAACGTTCAGGAAGAATACAATCAGAGACCGTATGAGGTCGATACTTTTCCACCCACAGTGCTTCGTTCACGATCAACTACTCCCATTTCAACACCGCCCTCTTTGAGAAGTGTTTTTGCAAATCCTGCCGACTGCTTCCAACGATCTGGAAGAGGAGTGTCGTTATTATACATCCAAACTTTTTTTATTCCCGATTGCACAATCACCGCTGCACAGTGATGACAACACGCCGGGATCATGATTGTCGGATAGATAAAAATATGCATTCCCTCAACTGATTGTCGAGCGTTGAGGATTGCATTTTCTTCGGCATGGATGATCATGTGCAGCTTGGTTTCACGATCATCGTAACGATCTTTGTCGTCCCATACCCCAGAAGGGAATCCGTTATACCCGGTACTAACCAATCGATGAGTAATCGGATCAGCAATGACTGCGCCGACCTTTGTGCTTGGATCATGCGACCACGATCCCACCAATGCAGCAACATCAAGAAATCGATGTACCCATTTGGATTGTTTTATTTCCTCTGGATACCAGACAACGCCACTGCTGATGCTCATTTTTCCTCTGATGCAATGTAATAAATTAATTTCCCATTCTTACTGGTAAAGCGAGCAAAGCCGGTGTCGGCTTCCGCCAAGGAAATTTCAACATTATAATCATCGGGAATCATCTTCAGTTTGTCAGTCGCGAAGGTGATCTTGAATTTTCGTCCGCTCCACTTCTCGATTGTGGTGGTTGCGAAGTTTGAAGTATCAACATTGGCATCATTGGCTTGCAGATATAGCTCGCCGTCCTTCGCGGTAAAAATAATATGCGGCAGGCCGTTCATTGATGCCAGCTTCAGAATCTTTTGCAGCACCGCATTGGACAAGAAAAACTTCACGTCCACCTTGTCCATATCGATTTCTTGATCTGGCGGTGAGATGATGATGCTGGCGGCACACGAAAAATAATTCATTTTCATGTCGCCATCTTTCATCACAACACTCTTGTCATCAAAGCTCATCTCAGGATTGTTGAGAGAGTTGATATTGCCGAGAAACTGGCTCAGATCATAAATTCCAAAGTTGACAGGAATGTCATCGGTGATTTCGGCAATCACCGCAATCGCACTCTCGGTACTGATTGTTCGCTGAACCTTGCCCTTCTTCAGGAGAAGACCGGGATTGATGGTGGCGAAATTCTTCAGCACCGTTATCGTGTAATCATCGAGCTTCATCATGTGTCCTCTTTTCAATACCATTCGGGTTATAAAACTTTTTCAGCATGTATTTTATACTTGCGTCCAGCACCTCCAACGTGTCGTCATTTTTCAAAACATAATCTAACTTAGTTCCTATCCAGGCCCATTCGGAAAAATGTATCTTTGGATATCTTATATGCATCCCCGGAACGTTGGCTTCGCCAACCAATCCTTCGTTATCCGCCTTTGCCAGTTCGAACCATTCCGGCTCGGGTCCGCGACAAACACGAACAGTGAACCCGCCACTCTTGCGAATAAAATCTATTTCGTTGGGAAATCTTACGTCAGGGACGACATAGTTGCGGTCTGGTAAAATTTTTCGAGCAAGACTGTGAACCCAGAGATCAGTGTGAAAAACATTACGACCAGCTTCGGTGCCCATGAGTTGAATCATATAGCGGGGCGTCACGTTATAACTAAATTTCTCGCTCCACCAAGGATCGACTGTTTCGCGAAATTCTCGGCTTTCAACAGTGTCACCTTCCAAAAGATATCGCGGCCAACTGAAAATCTGCGCCACTGCATCCTTGAGGGGATCAGCAAAACTTAATTTTTGAAAAGAAAATTCTCGACAGAGAGTATCGCCAACCGTGCTTTTACCGCTGCCGATAAAACCAAGAAGTCCGATAACCATGTGCGACCTATTTTATAATGATCCACTTAATGCAGCAATTCTCGGCATATCACCTTGGAATGCATACGTTCCCAGATGCATCAGCCGCATCCACGGACACATCCAAACCTGTCCGCCCATAGCTCGGAAGTACTGACAGAACATATAATCTTCAGAAAGATATCGATGGCTTTCAGGATCGATCACCGTATCGAAATACGCATGGATATAACGCGAGCCGTCAAAGTGTGTTTGACCAGCATGATCAGGTTTATAATTTAGGTGCGGATATTCTTTTTTAAATCGGTCAAACACATCGCGTTTGACCATCATGAAACCGGTACCGATTTCCATCACTTCCAAAGGTTCAGTAACTGAAAACTGTTTCGTGCCGGGGACCGCGTTAAAAACATAATCCCCGGTAACACCTTCCAGTTCCCCGGGTTGAAAATTTTTATTTTTAATATTATTTTGTGCAGCTTTATTGACGTTATGCCAGTTGATTGATTTCTTCGGATATGGTCCACCGATTACATCTTTGTTGAGCGCAGCAAGCGCCAGCACATCTTGCGGATTAAAATTAATATCCGAATCAATAAACACCAGATGGGTAGCACTGGAGCGCAGAAATTCATCGACCAGATAATTTCTAGCTCGGGTGATCAGGCTCTCATTAAACAAAAAAGAAAATCGACATTCAATCTGATGTTGAAAACAAACTGCCTGTAAATCGAGGATCGCTTTAATATACATGCCGTGACACTGACCAGCATACATTGGGGTTGCAACAAACAAACGAGCTTTTCTCAGTTCTTCGACTTTAATATTTAATTCCATTAATAACTCCACTATGAATTTCAGTATTGATCGCATCCACCATCATGATGCTGAAACTATATATTCGTTTCACAGATCAAACTGATTTTCATAGCAAAGATAAAACCCCCGTTGACAAGGGACGCCTCAACCTCATCAACGGGGGGAGGGAAATGGACGGAAAACCATTTCCCTCTATTCGTCAGGCAGCAAGCCTGTAGTAATACTTTTTACTCCCGTTGATCCGGCGAGTATTGGTATAAATGGCATGTCCAGCCGCTCTGAGATCATAGACGCGACGGTAGACACTGTCCTTCGGAACGTGGGTGACCCTCGACAAAGCAGCCACCGTAATGCCCTTGCCCTTGTTGTTCTGGCGCAAGTATTTCTCCACCTTTTCAAGTTGGGTCATAGGTTCTCCAAATTCTCCTTTATCTGAAATGAACTGCCAAAATTGGCTGACAGTTATAATCCCTATATACGCAGCTTTTGAAAAAAAATTGGATTATTTTATCAAACCATCGAATATTTTTTGATGCCGTTATTCAGCAGGAATTTGCGCATTTTTACAAATGCTTCATTCCGAATTTGCTGGATTTTCATTATCCCAAGATTTAATTCCTTGGAAATTGCCGTTTGGGTCTTGTCATCATCGTCATAATAAATACGCTCGATGACCAGCTTCTCCTGTTCATTGAGCACACTGGATGCCTCTCTGATCAGAGCAATTTTAGCGGGACGATCTAATTGATCATCAATGTCGAAGCCGTTCTCCCCCATGAGAATGTCGGCCAAAGTTATTTCGCTACCATCTTCCCAAGCAATAGGTTGATCGATGGAATATTCACCTTCCAATCGCAGATCAAGCTCGTAAGCCTTTTCGGCAGACACCCCGAAATGATCCCCAATTATCTGAGCCTGCTCGTAATTCAATCGTTCATAGAAACCAAATTTGCTTTTCATATATCGAAATGAAAAAAACATTCGACGGTTCTCGGTATTGGTATCGATCCTGATTTGCGACACCGCATTGCCAGCAACATACTTCTGCAATTCCATCTTTATATACCACACCGCATAAGTCGAAATCCGAAACCCTTTACGGGGATCGAATTTGTTAATGCCGGTGATCAATCCCATAATGCCAATCGGCATCATGTCATCGTGGGGAACACCCCATTTTTTAAATTGAAATGTTGTGTTGTCTACCAATTTAACATGGTGCATCACCAGCGTATCGAGTGCCGGTTGACTACCGTTTTGGTATTCTAAAAAAGTTTTTTCTTCTTCTTCTCTGGTCAGCTTCGGCAACTTCAGGCATCTGGAAAGATATGCCGCGTTGTAGCCTTGCATGGATCATTTCCTTCATTGACCATCTTCTCTAGCTTCCTAATCTGCGGTGCAATCAGACCGTCAGCGAACTCCTTTTGGAGTCGAACGGTACCGGCGGCCAATTGCATATAGGCATGGCGAAGGTTGGAGATTATCAATTCCAGTTCCTGGCTTGCCGCCAGCAGCCGCTCAAGCTCAGTGGCAGCCTCTTCCATCAACCCACCGTTGACAAGACCAAGGCTTGCTGCGCGGCGTAATTGTTCAGCGATAGTCATCGCTTCTTCTTTCGCTTTTGGTTCAACAACCAATCCTGACCAGCCTCAAGTCCAAGCTCGAAAAGCTTTGGAGCGGTCTTCATTGCGCTAAAGCAGTCAAGCAAGCCATAAAATTTATTGGTCATCACGGCCCGCCGCACATAACTGGTCAGGAACGGGACACCAAAATAACAACCAACCTGTCCTTTATCAATGAGGGTTGGATCGATCACCACACCTTCGGTGGTGACGCACCATGCATGATCAATCGGTACGCCGTGGATCGTAACCTTGCCTTCAACGTAGGTAAGGTCTGGATCATCCACCGCAAGCATGGTCGAATTGCCATAGCAGTTTTGCGGTTCGCCCCGCTCACCTTTGAATGTATTTGGGTCAATGACGTAAGCGCGACCATGCGCCAGCATAAAATCGTTATATGCGTTTCCGCCGAGAAAGTCGCGGATCAATATCAAGTGGTCCCGAATGTCATTCATTGTTTTAATCCCAAAAAAATATCCTGGGCATTCGCGCCCAGGATCACCAACCACTAGAACGTTTCGGTGTTAACGACCTCGGTAACGACCTCTGCGGTGGGGTTCGCTTCCGGCACCGTGGATGCATCCAACTTCGTGTAGAGATCGAAGAAGGAGGTCTTGGTATCGTCATCGAACCGATTGAGGCAGAGAGTGATTGCCTTGGTCCGGTCCTGGCCAAAGATCGCGTAGGCTTCGCAAATGTTAACCAGTCGCCGGGTCGAGATGATCTCACTCACCGCACCTTCGCGGAACGACTTGCGGATCACGTCAGCCCACTGGACCAACTTATCAACGAAGTCGTTATCTTCCAGACCAACCAATTGCAGAACGTTCTGGAGGATTTTGGTTTCGACTGCCATCGCCGGATATTCCTGTTCCAGCGTGATGGAGAATCGATCCAGGAGAGCTTCGTTCATGGTGTTGGTACCAATGAACCTGCCGTCATCAGAACCCTTGCCCTTGGTGTTCGCCGTGGCAACCACGGTAAAACCGGGGGCCGGGTAAATCACCTTGTCGATCTTCTTCAGATAGACCGGCTTTCCTTCCAGCACCGGCTGGAGGCACATCAGCTTTTCAGAACCCAGATCGACCTCATCGAGGAGGAGGATCGCACCACGTTCCATCGCAATGGTCGCGGCACCATTCTGCCAATTGGTGTTACCATCGACCAACTGGAAGCCACCCAGGAGGTCTTCTTCCTCGGTCTGCTTGGTGATGTTGGCGCGGATGCATTCCCGGCCTTCCATGGCAGCGACCTGTTCGACCATCATGGTCTTGCCGTTGCCGCTCAACCCGGTGATGTACATGGTGTAGAACCGCTTGCTCTTGACAATGGTTCTCACGTCCTTGAAGTGTCCGAATGGGACGTACCCGGGGGCCTTTTGCGGCACATAGCTGGTCGCGTCAGGGACGCTCACCGGCTGCGCAAATGGGATGATCTGGGCTGGTGACATAGCCACCGCTGCCGCTGCCTCTGGGGCCTGCGAGACAGGCTCTGGGGCCACACCGGCAGGCAGTTGAAGCTTGTAAAGGCCTCGCTCGGCCCGCATGGCCGGGTCGTTGGTCAGCCAGACCGGATAGTTCATGCCCTTTTTGGCACAGACGATCAGAACGTCCTGGCGAGAGATCAGGGTCTTACCGGCCCCAAAGACCTCCCGCACTGCGGCGAGGAACTCATTGGGGGTATTTTTCGCAACTCGTGACATTTTCAATCCCTTCGTGCTTTCCGTTTCGTTTCGATTTAATATTTCTAGCATGGTTTGTTTTTATTAGTCAACCGTTTTTATATAATTTTCTCATTATTATTGACTACAACCAGTGGTAGGGGGTCAGCCCTTTTTCACCTTCTTGAACTGACCCGCCAGGAGCTTGGTGAAGCTCTGCAACAGAACCCGGTTCACTGCCTTCCGCTCAGAGAACTTGCGGAACGTGTTGAAGATTTTGGACCGGGTCATCTCGGAGTTAACATTCAACTCGATATCCTTTGCACTCTTCACCTTTCGCAGATTGATCACGTAGTAGGCGTCGTAGCCAATGTTGCTCACCTCGATGAAACCTTCGTCACTCCAAAGCTTCTGCTTCTTCGTGATGAACTCATTGACAGCCATTCCACCCAAAAACTTACCCGCCACTTCCTTGAAATTATTCGTGGAGAGAAAAAATCCTGACAGGTTTGAATCTGTGTCAGTCTTCAGCATTTCAAGAAAGATGCTGTACATTTCTCTCTGCCCGAAATACTTCGGCAGCGGATATTCGCGACGGCTGACCGGGTCTTGGATCACGTAGCAATTGTTGATCTTCGAATAATCAGATGAACGAACCATCTGACTGGTCACCGGCTGACCGGTTTCAGTTTTTCCCGTGACGTACCGGCCTGTCGTATAGCCATCGCCATCCGTAAAAAACACCATGTTGCAGATTTGAACCCGATTGTCCTTGCGAAACTTTTGAACGATTGGGTTCAAGGCAACCACTGCTTCGACCAGCGGCGTACCGCTCATCGGCTCGCAGTAATAAAACCGACCTTGCACCATCGCCCACAAGTGAGAGCATGCCTTGATCATCTCGCTGTTCTTCATCCGCGAAGAGAGAATGTTGCGCAGCCGCACGTCCTCCATCTGGATGTCGCCTTCCTTGTACTCCCAGCAATCAGTGCTCTCGTTGTTTTCAGTCTTGTAATAGCTCGGGTTACGAACGTTGCGGAACAGATAAACCTCAAACGGGATTTGCACTCGCTTACAAAACATCACAACCGAGAACAGTTGCCGCAACGTGTAGCCGAGATTGGGCTGCATCGATCCAGACCAGTCCAGCAACAGAACCAGACCGTGGTTTTTGCCACTCGGCTCAACCGATAATCTTCTGAAGATATCGTCGTTGTACTTGTAGCTGTACAACTTGTTGGTATCGATCTGACCGGTCTTTGCAGATGACGTGCGGGCATACATGTCCGCTGCCTTCCGCATTTCAAATTCCTTCACCAGGAAGCTAATGGTCTTTTCTTCGGCCATCTTCCAGGCGGTGAAATTCGCGGTGTTGGTCGCCATCCAATCAGAACTGAAACCGTCACACTCTCGATCCCACTCTGCCAGAACCTTTTTGTAATCGTCCTGGATGGTCGCCAGCTTCGGTGTCGGCAGCGTCAGGTAGACGTAGTTGGTGTCACCATTCGCGAACGTCTGTTGGTTTTCTTCCCACGCTTGATCCGTTGTTGCCTCGGGTAATTGACCCATGACCGGATCGAAACCGGGAGAACCACCGGGGCCGCCACCGGGTCCACCACGCTCATCAGAACCATACTTCTGACCGGGCTTACCGGCATCGCTGCCGTCATCAACATCCTGATCGACTTCCTCGTCGCCTTCGCCAGCACCTTTACCTTTACCGTCCTGGCCTTCTTCATCAGACGGGTCGCCGTCATTGTCACCTTCCGACTCGCCCTTAGCGTTGGCTTCGTCGTTGGCTTCCTGGCCATCATCACCATCCTTCTCACCTTCGTTGTCCTTGGTGAGATCATAGCCATCGTCATCGGCTTCGTCGCCTTCATCTGCGGCATCACCGTCCTCATAATCGTCTTGCTCGTCCGAATCGAAACCTTCAGTGATTTCGTCGTCAGACGCCTCGTATTCCTCTGAGGATTCTTCTTCTCCAAACTTGAGATCGTTTTCGAACTGTTGCTCATTCTGCTTGGCTTGTTCAGCCTTACAGAATGTCATGACATCAATGGTCAGAGCAACCACGTCCTGAAACGTTTCGGTCTGGGACATTCTATCGAGCAATGCTCTTTCCTCGACAGAGAACTTAAGACCCATCAACGTACCACCCTTGTAGTACATGTTGGCTCTGTCAATGAAGCTCAGTGTCTCCAGCGGCTTCTTCTTGAGATTGAAGAAGTCACGAGCATACAATTCCTTGTACGCTATCTGGTAATTGCGGATCGAACCGGGGTACCGGCGCTTCTGGCGCTTGTCCACCCGCACGTCTTCAATGACGTTGGTGTAGCCGTGAGCGATTTTCATGGAATAATCGGAAGACGAACCCAGGACTGTCTTGGCAATCTCCTTGCGGGCTGCCATCCACTCGTCCATCGGGGTGTCGAGAGCGTGTCCAACTTCGTGGACCGTGAGCATATCGACAAGGTCTTCAGAAATGCCCTGCCAGACCGGCAGCGTCAGCACCCTCTTCTTAACGTCGAATGATGCGGTCTTCACTGACGCACTGTGAACAACACGAATGTTCTCAGTCGCCAGGAGCTTGGCCAACAGGTCCTTGCTGGACTTGTTGAACGCCGCCTTGGGCGGATTAACCGGGGTGGTGGTAATTGTTAGGGACATCTCAAAACCTCGTTCCAATTTCTATTCGGAGAATAAATTATTAAAACGAGAATTACCAATATTAAAAACGCATACCTGCCATGCTTTTTTGGAATATCTTTTTTATTTTTTCATTTTGGGGTATTAAAAAATCCTGATATTTCAATGGGTTACAAGACCATAAAATACTAGATTGCAAGAATTTTATGGTTTAGGTACCTAGGTGGCTCATCACGCTGAAATTGCGACGTTTTTCGAATTTGTACACATCCCGGAACTGGTCCGATATCATGTCCGATTTATGGCTGATCACGAACAGGTTGACCTTGTCCATCTCACTGATAAGCTTACGGAATTCCCCTGTCCCGTTGCTGTCCAGGGAGCCATCAAAAATTTCATCGAAGATCAGAATATTAGTGTGCACTGAGTTGCGTAACCGGGCAATTTCCCGCCACGTAAAAAGCACCGCCAAATCGATCCGGGATTTCTCACCTTCGCTGAATGATTCGTAGGAAAACTCGTCTCGGTACCGGGACTTAATGGTCTCTTCGAAGTTTTCCCCGATATTGAAATCGACACAAAACCCCATCTGATAGAGATACGAATTAATCAATTTATTTATGATGGGCAGATATTGCCGTACAATTTTCGTTTTGACGCCACCGTCCTTGAGTAGGTTGATCGAGGTCTCGATCACCAGCCGCTCAGCCAGAAGGTCTTCTCTCTGTTTGATAAGGGCTTTGATATCGACCATGATCAGATCGTATTCTTTTTCACTTTCGATCAGCGTGGTGTCGGAGATCGATAGATTTGCAATATTGTTTTCGGTTTCCGACAGGGCTTCACGAATTGCATCCAGCTTGACCTGACTGGTCGAGATTTGAATGCGCAGTTTATTAACAGTCTTGAGATCGTTTTCAAGTTTGGTAATTTGATCAACCGTGTCATCGATCTTGACGTTGATATCCTTCAGACCATTTGAATATTCCTCGACCTTGCCGGTCAGGTCACCAATGATGACGATCTTGAATTCTTTTTCGATCTCTTGTTTGCATGTCGGACAATCGTCACTGGATGCGAAAAATTTTAATTCCTTAACATGCATCTGGTGATTGGCATTGATCTTGGATTGTATATCGACCAATGACCGGTACTTCTTTTTGATTTTATCGATGGTCTTGGTACTGGTCAGCAGCCGGTTCATTTCATTGTTGTTCGACGCAATAGCGGTTTCGTAGGCCAGGACATCAGCCAAATATTTTACCTTGTTGATATGCAGAACGCTGAGCTTCTCGTCGTTGTTGGCATTCAGGCTATTGATAATCTTTTGGACGTAGACTATCCGTTCTTCCTTACCAACAATTGCAAGTTTGTTTTTTTCCAATTGATCTTTGACGAATGACAGCTTCTGCCGCACGATCACGTTCATCACCGAGAAAATCTGAATATCGAGTAGGTCCTCGATGATGACACGCCGATCTGCCGGGGTGATGGCCATGAACGGCTTGTAGTTAGCTGAACCCAGGATCATGATCTGGGTGGCCGATTTGTAGTTCATCTTGAGGACAAACTTTTCCAGATGGTCCTGGTAATCCTTTGAATCAGAATCCTGGTTCAGGAGAAGACCGTCGCAGATGATCTGGAAAATCGACGGCTTGATGCCACGTCGAACCAGATACCTATGTCCGTTGGTGCTGAACTCGACCTCGGCCAGACAGTCTTTACGGTTGACCGAGTTGACCACCAGCGGCTTGTTGATGTTGCGGAATGGCTTGCCGAACAACACAAAGGTGAGGGCGTCAAGCAAGGTTGATTTGCCCGATCCGTTGATGCCGATCAGCAATGTGTTTGAGGATTTTTCTAAATCGATTTCAGTGAAGGCATTACCGGTGCTGAGAAAATTGCGCCACCGGATTTTATGGAAGGTAATTATGAGATCACCCCTTGTTCTTCATCATCGATGAATTGTTCCAGAAGCATTTGCTGATAAAGACGAACTGGATTTACAATAGTCGTTCGATACAGCGGTGCTGCACGTAGCCCATTGATCGCCAATAGATCAACCACCTCAAATTCGGCAGATGGCAACAAGGTTGCACTAGCGATGCTTTTCATTGGTTTCTTCTACGATCTGGGTCCAGATATCTGCATGGGTGCCCATGCGATATCGATATTCGCTGAGTAAGTTGTGCATCAGGTCAAATTCCACATTGGACAACAACAAGGGAACAACCAATTTAGAAATAGAAATGTTTATGCGAGAACGTCGCACCGATCACCTCTTTCGCTTCCGTTTCCGATTTCGATCATCGTTGATCTGTTCAGTAACCAAACTCTTACATTCCCTGACCGGTTGATGTATTTGTGCAGCAGCAAATGTCAGAGGTGACGGAGTAATTTTATTATAATCACAAATCAATTCAAATGGGATTTGCCTGAACATAACCCCCAACGCCATGTTACTGAACCGTCCTGGGTTCTTTTTATGAATCGGTGTGTTCAATGGAAAGTGCTTCGTCATAGACGTTCCTCATGAAGGTTTTCATCTTGGTGTTGTCCACCGGTAGCTGCAAACCATCGATATACTTATTCAGAATAGTGGGGGTATCCTCGGTCTGATCGACATCATCGTTAAAATCTTTCTCGACCACGGTGGTTAGGGATTCGACCACCGAGATATCAACCGGGTTGGCTTTGTAGATATTGTCGAGTAACATATCGAATGCATAGCCATTGGTTCGATTGACACAGACCACCTTGACGAAATTGTTAGTGAACACACTGAAGTCCATCTTGTTGATGCGGTCCTGCATATCAGGATGCTTCACGTCATCGTATTCGATCATGCGAAACATCGTCAATTCATTCTGATAGAATACCGCCTCGCGGGTATCGGTATCAAAAATATGAAAGCCACGCGGATCGTTGCAATCCGACCAAATATATTCGCCTAAAGCGCCTAGGTAATAAATTGGGCCACTAGCAGACTGATGATGATAATGACCAGAAAATACCAAATCGAATCGAGAGAAAATGTTAGAATTGATCCCATCCGAAGCAAGATGGCCTCGATACTGTTCGAAGCCGTTGATCTCAAAATGTCCCATGATGACTTGGGCTTTGGTGGTCTTGATAGCATTGAAGGATTCCAGTTTATTCTCTTCATTAATCCAGGGGATTAACTGAATATCAAGACCGTCGATGTTGATCAATCTCGGCCTTGTGTGAATAGTGATATTCTTATAACGTGTGCCGATCATTTCTTGCAGCGATGAAATATCGTCGGTATTCTTATACATCTCATCGTGGTTGCCCGCAAGAATGTCGGTCTTGATATGATGTCGCTCCAACGGCTCAAGGAAATGCTCACGCGCAGTCTTAGCTGTCGCAAAATTTATATATTTGCGACGGTCATACAGGTCCCCCAGATGCAGGCAGCGTTTCACCTTTTGTTGTTCAAGGATATCAAAAACCCATTTGCAGGATTTTTTAAAATTCTCCAATAGCGCCGGGTGGTCGTTTCGAACGCCACAGTGATTGTCATTGATCAACGCCACCTTCATCAGGCAATCCTGTACAAAGGATCGACCCGTTCTTCGAATAGCAATCGTCCATCCTGGCTGTAGCACTGGTAAAAATTGGTAATATTTTTGAAGGGCCAACCGTGCATGGCTTGGCATTGCTGATCCAGCACAATCAGCACTTCTTCCTCGGTATATTGCACAAACCATAACATTCCAATCAAAAGAAAACTCTTCATCGCCGCTTCCTCTTTTTCGAAAAGCTTGCAATTGATGTTCCTGCTATTTCACTGTCATAGGACTTGATAGCCTTGTCGATCACCTCTTGCAGATGCATCAGGCGAGTTTTGAAATTCCCCCGCACATATAGGTTATCGCCCTTGTTCAGCATCGATTTAATCAGGTGCTCGACCTGAAAAGGTATCCCATGATCGATCTCCTGGTCGTTGGTCATGGCCGTTATTCCTTGTAAAATTTGCGTAGCCCAACTTTGACATCTTTGCGTTTGTTCTTTTTCAGACGTTCCTTGGTTTCAAATTTCAGCATAAAATCGTTGATGTTGTCGTATAGCTGCGACGACAATAAATGCTTTTCACCGTCCTCGAATGCGTTTATGATATCTTGGTTATTTCCCATCGAATGGTTGAGGCCGCCATGGACCATAGTGTGCTGAAAGTTCGAACAGATTATATATCGGTTCTTTTCTTCCTCGTTGATGCGGTGGACAAACGAGTAGTAGATGATCTGGGTAAAGTAAGCGAACGGATTGCGCCCTATCTTCGGATCGTATCTATCGAAATAGAGTATGCACTTTTCGATCCCATCTGAGATCATCTCCTCTCGAAAGCTGTAGTTCATAAACGACGGCTTGTTAGCCAGCTTGTTAGCGATTTTCCAGATACATGACCCCACGTATTCAGGAATTCTCGGGGCTGGTTCTTTCAACCTGACCGATCTCTTGACTTGCTTTTTGTATTCCACGATTTCTTCAAAAAACTTAATATTATCAACATAATGGACTTTTTTTGTTTTCTCGGGCTTCATCTAGTTCCTTTTTTTGGGGGCGGTTTGGGTTTGGCAATCAAAGGCGCGGCATTAGCAGTCAAAAGTTTCATTGTTATCGCTCCATGTGATAATCGATATATACTACCGAAATTTTTAATATTTCATTGTTTTTTCAAATATTTTCGCGACAAGCAAAGTCCGTGCCAAATTGGATAAAAAATAAAAAAAATAAATCTCGAAAAAGTATGGAACCAAGCTCGTTTGAAACCATTCACTAAAGGTTTTTGGAGCGTAGCGACAAAAACGATTCCAGCTACCCACTTGAAAAACAACTTGCGAAGCAACCAGCGAACACGAGCGAAGCGAGTGGTTCGCGAAGCGAACTACTTCAATACTGAATAGATACTAATAGTAGCTAGTAGTATAATACCAGTATACAACAGTATAAAGATAGTATCTAATAAAGCATTGGTAAGTTCGCGAAGACGCGAACGTTTCCGCAAAGATGCGGAAACGGTATATATTTTGGGCATTACTAGTATTTTTCTAGTGAATCATTTTTTTCTTGGATTTTGATAATTTCTTGCCATTATCATTGTCAATCATGGACATAGCTTCCATCTCTTCTAAAGCCTGTTCCAGTTCTTCATCGTCATCATTGGGATCAGCACCATGGTCCTGTGGGGCCATATGATTGTAATGGCTGACAGCCTTGTAATACATGCGAGTGATATAATCGGTCACATTACTCACGGTGACAATTGAATCGCCGTTGAGGGTAAATACTTGTTCGTGACAAATGGTCTGCGACACCCACTGGGTCATCGCCACACCATACATCGAAGGATTAGGACTGGGCACATACACCAATTTGATAGGATTATGGATGTAGTAATAAAGAGTGCAATCTTCTTCATCATTCACTTCAGTAAGCTCGCAGACAAGGTCTTCGCCAGTGTTCAAGCGAACAAACTTTGGCGTTGATGCTTCAAAGACGTTCTCGTCTTCTTGGTCTGGCTTGGTATTCATTTTGATATTCCCTACTTCAGAGGAATCTTGATTATCTTAAATTCGAATTTTTCTTCCGAATACAACTTCACCCGAGAAGAAAAATGTCGCAACGTAAAATTATCATGTTTCTGGTACCTCAGATCGTCAGCGATATCGAACAGGGTAGCGATAGATTTGGTCTCAGACAGTCGCAGTCCTCGACCAATCGATTGTAGATTTCGAATCCGAGACTTTGATGGGCTAGCAAACACAATGTTATGTAGGTTCTTTATATTCACCCCCATCGAAAAAGTCGGATAGGAAGCAATGATGATCGCGTTAGTCTGGGTCTCGACAATCCGTCTGGTCTCTTCCCTGATCTCGACTTCAGTCCCACCATAAATAAAAAAACATTTTCTGTCAGTAGCTTTTTTGATCATATCCAATAAAATTTTTCCATGATTTTCTATAAACTGGAATAACACCAAGGTATTATTCTTCAGGGATAGGGTCAGGTTGCAAATGAACCGGTTTCTGGCTTCGTTCGACACCAGATACTGCATTTCCTCCTGGTATGTGAAAGTTTTCGCAATTTTACATATTGTGTCAGGATGTTTCAGTAACAAACATTTGATCTGAAAATCGGAAACCAATTTCCGATCCATTAACGCCTTGGTACTGGTAACCTTTTTGACGGTTCCGAACAGTCCCTCTAGGACCATCTGCGAAACTTCGGTATTGTCTAATGTCCCTGTCAATCCGATACGGTATCTACTATTTATAAGACCTGTCATAATATCGGTCAGAGACTTGGCTTTGAACAAATGACACTCATCACCAACTACAAAATCAAATTGTTCAAAAAATTCTTTTGGCATTTTATAGAGCGACTGCCACGTCGAGATGGTAAGCCGTTTCGTGGTTTCTTTCTCGTACCCTTGGTAAACTCGATGCGTAAAATCTTCGACGTTCCAGTTGTTGTTGGTGGAGTATTCGATGAAATCCGTGAACAGTTGTTCGACCAGATTGATCGTGGGAACAATAATTAAACCTTTTTTACATCTCTGTGAGAGTAGGTACCGAACGATCAGATAGATGATCAGGCTCTTGCCACTGGATGTCGGACTGAGAAGCAACGAACGCCGCACGTTGATTGCATGCTGGAAGGCTTCGATCTGGTAATCATGTGGGACGTGGGTCAGATTTAAAGCTTTGGCAAACTGTTCAGTATGGGGACGGGTTAGTTCATGCCGGGTAATTTTATCGTCGTATTGCCAACTGTAGCTACGTTGCTCGCATAGTTTGATCAGATGTTGGACCAGACCGCGATACAGTTGCCGTTTCTTGGGATCGAACAGCCGAATAAAGCCGTCCCAATGCTTGGCCTTGTAGTGCGGCATGAACTGGTAGCCGTTAACACGAAACGAAAAATATTCTCGCAATTCATATGCGATACCATCCTCACAACTAATAAACGCATAAACCTCATTCTGGTTCGCAATAATTACTCTAGCCGTCATTACCCTTTAAAAAGACCCGGTACTTGATCAGACCGTTGACCTGATAAGTACGAGCATTTAATTCCTTGATAACGAAACCACAAAAAGCAACGATCTCTTCGTGTAACGATTGCTTCATTTGAATTTTCACCAAGTCATCATCACCGTTGAGCCATATGTCTACCTCTGATTTTATCACTTTGATATCAAACGGCTCGATGTTGTATTTAGCAAGGTCCTCGGCGTTGTTAAAATGACCCAAGTAATAGTTATATTTAAATATTCGCTTCTGGGCATAATCGAGTTTGATCTTCTTCAAGAGAAGATTGTGATAGGTAAGAATGTGAACGTACTTGGCATGCATAATTGCAATCTGATCCATTGCCATGTCGGGATTGAGCCGATCCCATGGTGCGTCCTTGGTCCATTCAGCCGCCAGATCGTCATACGCGACAGGTGGTTTCATAGCATGTCATCCCTGATTTCAGATTCGACTACCCAGAACAAATCCGTCATGATTCCACCAAGCGTTTCAAACTGACGATATCCATGCTGGGTATCATCCATATCTTGTACAAAGATGTGATAGAAGCGCCATTCAAGTTCTTGAACGATGTTCATTGCGCATCATCCCTGAGTTGATCCCTTATCAACCATAACAGATTCGACGTGATTTCGCCATAAATTCGCTCATTGGGAATTGGTTTTTCTACAGGATAATGTGTAAATAAAAAAGTATGAAGATTGCCAGAAAAATCCATGGCCCTAAGCAGTATATGCATTGGAAGCCTTTGGGGTTCATTCGTCCATTCGTTCAAATTGGAACGTATCATATCGGAACGTAACATCGACTACCGGGGTGACATCGGCGCTGTCGCTGACGTTGAAGAAGATCGATCCCAGCGACGTGGGATGACAGTTGAAGAATTTGATACGAATATTGGGTATGTTTGAGTTGGTGTTCAAGGTAAGAATTGCATCATGATACAGATGTTTTTCAGGACTGATGAACCGCTTATATTCTTGAAAATTGTGCGGTTTGGTCAGGGCGTATAACCATTGCTTGGTCTCATCAACTACCCTTAAATCTTCATCGACCAAGGTGCTGATGGTTAGCGGTTCGAACACCAGTTTATCGCCATGCCGGAACGTGTCAGCAAACGGATTGGAAACCTGCACCTCGTTGGTGCTGATCGACGGCAAGGACACTGTCTGCATAAAATATCTCAGGAACGGCATTGTCGGAAACGAAAACGTGTACTTCGTTGTCTGCAACGTGCTGAGATTTGTCGGGGTCTGATTGAGTAATGAGGTTGTCATTAAATTTTCTCATAAAAAGGTGACCCTCGATAGTCATTGGTGTTTGATGAACAAACAACGACCTCGTGGATCACTGCTTCGATGTTGTCTTTCCAGAAATTTAAAAATTTATGCACCCGTGGAATTTCCGGTACATGATCCTCAAACCGCCAGATAAATTCCTGTAGGACATGCTGATAATCAGGCATGAAATAAACGATTTCCAGCGTGACCAGTTCGATGCGTTTGATAGTGATCATGTAGTATTTATCGAAATGAAAAAGGGGGGCCACAAAGGCCCCCCAGTTATTAATTAATTTTCTTATGGCACCAAACTTACGTAAGGTTGCGTACTCGGAAAATCCTGTAATAAATGTTGGCGTCCAGTGCAGTGTTACGCTCACCAACGGTGCCATCGCCTCGTGCTGTGGCGAATGGGTTGGCCACCATTCCATAGCGGGTTTTGAAGCCGATTTTTGGCTGGAAGTTATCCTGACCAACCGCACGAACCATTTGCAGCGGAACGTATGGGCAGTAGAAAAGTCCA